CGTGCTTGTACTAATCTTTCTAATACATCTTTTCGTGCGTCTTCATCTTGTGCTTCTTCTGCTGCTTTTAATTCAGCATGTAACTTAGAAAGTTCAGCAATTTTTTGTTGTACTGCTTTAGTTTCACGGGCGTCATACTGTTCATCTGTTAACTGTTCTGGAAACGCTTGTAGTTGTTCGTACCCCGGCATTAAGTCTTCTGATTGAAATTGTCTGTTATCAACTGCAGGATCACCAAATGCTCGTAACTGATTATTTCCATTAAGATTTGCTCTTAATCTTGATGATACATATTGTGCTGAATCTACAGTCGCAGATTGTAAAATATATTCAAGTCCATAATCCATCCATTCTGGAAGCGCAGGATCGACATTATATGGAGTGCCAAATACGATATTCTCTGGTTGTACAGTGAAGTCTATTGTTCTCAACTCTGATGTACCATATTCACTACCTGAAAATGTTATATTTGTAACAATAGGATTAATTAAAATAATACGCTGTATAGTACCAGTAGTTTCTAAATCACCAAACCAATGAAATAAAGTGATTCTCTCAAAATTTCTAAAAGTATCATTATCAGATACTAATTTTCTACCAGTGTTACCATCTTCATTCAACGATGTTTCTAACGCACCACTGTCAACATCCATGTCACTATTTTTAAAAAATCTACGATATATACCTTCAGCTAACATCATTGTGTTGCCGTTGATAGTATCATACATTGTAAATGTTACTTCTGGAAAGTCAACACGTGTCGGAACATACACTCTTTTTCCATACTTGTCAACTGGTTGAGTAGTAGTTTGTACACTTATTGGCGAAACTGCTCTACACAGCCCCGATACATCATCCATGATTTGTCCATGTGCACCTTTCCATTCGGTGTACCACATATCTGACAGTTTTGGTGCAGAAGAAATGGCTGATCCATGTGGTGAATCAAAGCCAAATTTCTTTCTTGCGCCGCTACTATCTGCTAAGATTGTACCTGGTGTACGTCCCTCATGAAGTTTACGTTCCGCCATTGTTTATCCTATTATTAACCTAGAATGTCTGAGTTATTAACGAATGTTTGTCCTGGCATAATGTTGTCATCTGTGAATACTGCATTGTCATACTGTAGTGTTAATGCAATTGTCACTGGATCTGAAACAGCGTAATCTGATTGTGAATAGTCAGTGTTTGTTAAGAAACAACCTTCTAGTTGCCACTGTTCAATTGGGTTACCTGAGTTACCGTCTAGCATCTCAATTAGTGTTGAGAATTTGTAGTTAGTACCTGCTGAAGGACCTGTTTGATTTTTGTGATCTAGCTGTGATTGTAGTTGACGACCAACTAGTTTTGTTAGATTGTTAGCAACATCATCTCTTAGAGTGATTGTTACTGGTTCCCATGTGTGCTTACCCATCATGTACATACGTGAGTTGTATGAATCTACTGGGATTGACTCGTGTGATACTTTCGGACGTGTTACATTCATTACTTGACGTGTAAATTCACTTGTCGCTGTTGTTATACCACCGAAGCCTGATACTTGAACACGAAAACGATAGTTTAGTTTCGGCTGTAAAATACCACCACCAGTAACGTTGTCACCAGAGTCTGTAGGTACACCAAAATTTTGTAATGTTCTTGCCATTGTTATGTCTCCTAATAATAGTTTGCAAACTATAATGTTATACAAGTATTTATCAGATAAGTGCTATATTAAAGTTGTAGTTAATAAAAAACCCGACATTTCTGCCGGGTTTTAAAGATTAGTTCTGAATTACTATATTATAGTGCTTCACCTGTGTTACGAATACGTAGTGGAATGTAGATAAACTCAACTGCTTTTGCTGGCTGAATTGCAACATCTACCCATAGCTCGTTTCTATCGATACGTGCTGGAGTGTTGTTTGTATCATCACATACTACTAAGAAGTCATATAGACCACGATTAGTAACTAGTTCACCACAGAAACGTTCTACTGCATCACGCATGTTGTCACGTGTGATTTTGTCATTCTGTTCGAATAAGAAACCACGTGATAGCTGATCAAGATTGAAACGCATATAGTTTACTAGACGTGCTACATTCACACGATCCATTGCTGATGCATATGATTGAAGTGTTTTCTGACCATATACTACTAGACCTGTGCCTGGCATATCTGCGATTGGGTTCATACGATTTGTATAAAGAACGTCACGCTGACCTTCTGTTAAACGTACACGTGAGAATTCATTCTCGTCTGTTACATAACCTACTTGTGAAGCATTCGATACTACACCACGTGTCAAGCCTGCTGGAGCGAACCATGGGAATGATACTTGATCTGAGAATGCGATAGTACGTAGTGCAACTGCTGATGCTGGGATTACTACATCGTTACCTGATAAATCTGTTGATAGACCATGTGGATAGTAGATACCTGCGTATGCGTCTGCTGGTAGATTTGAATCTGCCCATGCTTTTAGTGAAGTTGAATCTGATTTCAATGTTAGCGGAGCATCACCAATAACGAATGCGATTTCTTTCTTATCTTTGTTAAGAGTAATCATTTCGTCCATTAGTTCTGGATAACCAGGTGCTGCGATTAAGTTGAAGTATGTTGATTCTGCACGAATACCTTCGTTGCCTGCTAGTGCTGCTTGCATTGCTTCTACAACTACACCACGTGTTGCTTCTGAACCGAAACGACCTGAGCCATCTAAGTTTAGACCTGAAGCCCATACCCACTCACCATCTGTCCAACGCTTAACGTTGTATGTTGAGTAATCCATGTTTACCATTAGAATATTTTCTGGGTGTAGTTCTGCATTTGGTGCTTGTGCATGTTCAGTACGAGAGTTAGCCGCTCCATTTTCATCAAATGGTGCTTCATATGCATAATGCCCGAATACTACGCCGTTAGTCGATGATTGGTCTGCATTGTCTAACTTAACCCAATCTGACCCACTCCAACGATATACTGTTGGATATGGCATTGCATCTGAATCTACCCAGATATCACCTGCTACTAATGCTGATGTTCCATCTTTACGCTTTGCTGGTTTACCTGAACGTAGTTGTAAGTCTGC